AATTGTTTGGTAAAAGTGAACGGGGTGATCGACCCAACAACCACAACGGCAACATTTCCGAATATCAGTCCTTTTTCATTAAAGAGTTATTTTACAAACAACATCGGAGTAAAAAACAGTTTTAACGAGCCTTACGGATTGAAAACCGGTAATTTATCGACGTACGCCAATGATTCAGACGCGGGAACCGGTGGGATTCAAATTGGCGAAGTTTATATCGAAACAACAACGGGATATTTCAAAACCCGATTAACTTAATAAATTACAATTATGTGTGATGAAAATATAAATGAAATTTTGGTTGTCGACTTTTCGACAACCAACGACGAATTCAATTGGTTGAACACCACGTCCACACCAATCGAAACCATTGGCGGACAATTGCGGTTGGTTCCCGAAAATTCATCGAGTGTCTTCCGACGCGGACTTGGTGTTTTGGATCCAGTCAACAACCGGATCCGTCTTCGAATTAATATGGATCTATTCCGTCCGCAAACATCCACACACGACAAAATCAATGTCGTGTTTGGTGTTTATGCCGGAACCGTGTTGATTGATCAATTCACGGTGTATTATGAAGGGATTTTGCCGGGCGAACTGGTTGAATATAATTTTGATCGAGTGTACAAATATGAATCAATCGCCGGGAACATTTCTTTGAAAGTATCTTTATTGGAAGGGTTCCAAAACCAATTGTTGTTGGATTACCTGAAATGTCACGATTCCACTTTTTGCGAAGACAACATCCGAACATATTTCGTGATCGACCAATTGTTTGAAAAATCTTTGGTTTCTGAATCGTCCGGGATCCAGTTGTTGGAATGGAAAATCGACGACGTCGAAACCTTGACGCCGGCGTTCTTTTCGGAAAACACTTCCGTCGGCGGAAATCCATTGGCGGACTGGTTGTTCGCGAAATCGGGAATCGATGGATCCAACCGGGTTTCGGACAACGCGTCGCCAAACACTTTCAACCCGTTTTCGGATGAATTGGGTTTGGTATTCGACACGGTCAATTCGTTTCACGGCGGAAAGCCGACGGCAACCCAAAGCGGGTCAGATTATGGATCCGGGATCCTTTCTTTGGGATTGGAAAAACCTTCCGTTTTCAACGGTCAATTGTTGTCTAAAAAAGGCGCGTTTTTTATAGACATCGATTATTCAAAAAACTTGAAAGTAGTGTTCAGCGTACTTGTGAATAACTTGGATTCGAACGTCTTCAATTCGCCGGATTTATATCGAAAATATACGATCGTTTGGGATTCCAAAAATTGCCAAAAATCATTCTATTACCAAGACCAATTGGCGACGAATCCGATCACCAAGATCCAGTCAGACGAAGACGGATTCTTGTTCGGATTGACCGGTGGTGTTTCCCTTCAAACGGTGATCGGTTGTGATCAATCATTTTCTTATTCCGGCGAATCCGGTGTTTTCGAATTTCAAATCGATTTCGGAACCGACATTGGAACTTGTGGGATAAATTATGACGCTTATGGCGTGCCGGACAAATTTGAAATCGAATGGAATGGTCAAATTTTTTCAACCGGTTTTGTAGGCGACACTTATTATAACCAACAATTGATCAACCTTGGAGTTCCGCCATCGCAAATAAATACAGCAAATCCGGGAAATGGATCCGGAATATTGAATTTCGTGAAATCGCAAGCGTTCCCGACAACCGCAACCGTCCGCGTGACCGCGCCTTTGTCCGGGACGGGTTGGGCGATGTCCGGAATTTGTCCGCAACCGATTTCGACCGGTAATTTCACCGAAATTTCGTGGAACGACACCAAGACGACCGAATCAAGAAATGGAACTTTAGCAACCGAAACGATATTTTACAACGGTGCATTTTATCCAGTTACGGGCGTGACGTGGCAAAGAAAAAACATTGTTTGGGTTGATGATTCCGCCCCGATTGGATCCGTGACGACATTTGGTTTGAATGCCAATTTGAACGAATTCAGGTTGAAGGCATTGAACGCAAGTTCGGTTGAAGTTTATTCAAATGTTTTGCAGTACTTGAAAACGGAAACTTTTCCGACACAATCTTTCTTTTATCAAGGATCGTCCGTTGTCGTAAATCCGCAAATTAATTGTTGGGTTGATTATTTGGACGCAAATGGTGTTCAAAATCGTTTCATTGTTGGATCGATGTCAAACGGTTGTCAAGAAATTGTGGCGTCAAGTATCGTCGCGACAAATGGTGTTTCGACTTGTAGTCCGCTAAATTGTCAAGAATACGCGATTTATCCGCCGATCTATTCATCCGCCGAACATATTGTTGAATACATAGATTGTAATAATTTGTTAATGACAATAACGGTCGGATCAAGCGATGGTGTTCAGTTAATTTGCGCAAAAGAAATTGTTTCAAATAACAACGAAGGATATACAGATTCAACAGGAAATATTTGTATTTAATTTAAAAAAAGGAAATCAATGAATAATAATCAAGAACTATTGGACAACGTGTTCATCGACCAAAATCCTTTGGGATGCAACCAAATTATAAAATGTCCCTACAAGGAAAGAACGATCAGTTTCGCCCTTGGTGTCAGCATACCGACACCGGGACAACCCCCGGAAGAAATATTCAAAGAATGTTGTTACACACATTTGACGTTGGCGGACTTGAATTCGTCGGAAGACTTCAAAAACGATTATTCCGCATTTTACCACCAAAGACAAGTTTCGTCCGAAACGGCGGTTTTTACTTTGTATCATTACGAAACCGCGACGGAACACCCGTTGACCGACGGGTCTTTCGGATCCTTGTTTAATTTCGGTACGTTCACGCAAAATCCGAATTTGAAAGGATATTTGGTTCAATGGAAAAAAGTGTTGGCGGAATTAGGTGAAGGAAACTTCAAGGTTTTTAAAAGGGTCACGGTCGCGGGTGTGGCGGTCGAATTTTCATCGATCGTTTTTACCCTTCGCCAATTTTCCACGGCAAACGCAAACAAGACCGTTCGGATCGACGTTGTGATGAATGGATTGTTGCAAAAATCCGGTGTTGATTTTTCCGGAACGTCTTGGAAACATTCAATCCGGGTTCCGGGATTTTTTGGAAGGCGTGAACCTCAATTGACGGAAGACAACTTGATCAACCGATCGTTTGAAAAAAGACAAATTTCAATGAAGCAAACCAATGAATTCAAGTTTCAAACTAACTTGATACCGGATTGTTTGACCAATGAGATTTGGGATTTTATGTTGATGTCAAATGATATTTTTATGAATGATTATAACTTGAACAATCATTCGTATGACTTCGTTAAATTTGGTGTGAAAGTGGGATCGAACGACGGGACGGTGTATGGTACGAAAACGAGAAAAGCGCAATTGAACTTGACTTTTACCGACAAATTTGAAAACAACTTGAAGCGAAATTTTAAGTGATAACAAATACAATAAACCCCGGATCTTTTAAAGTCCGGGTTTTTATGTAAGATAATGAACTATAAAAATAACTATATTTGAAAACATTATTATTAACAATGAAAACAATCAAAAAAATGATTTTAAACTACTTAATCGGAATCGTCGGATCCTTACAAAAAATGTGTGTTGGAACAATAGCGGTAAAAATAAAAGCAACAATAACACTTGGATTTTTGATCAGTCCTTTTGCTCTTATAATGGAACGTTTTTCCAAATGGAGTTTTGACAATTCAAATTATATAATTGTTGTTTTAATTGCAATTGCAATTGATCACGGGTTGGGAACCGCCAAGCATTTATGGTGGGACAACGATTTTAAGTTAAGCAAAAACATTATAGGGTTAATGATAAAAATCGGATTGGTAGTTGGTTGTGGATTTCTTTTCGAAGGACTTAATATAATAATTCACAAAGAATCAATCATTCAAGAATACTTAACAATTGTAACAAGATTGATCGTTTTTCTTTATCCCGCCGGATCCGCTTTTGCAAATTCAACGGTGATGTCAAACGGAAAATTCCCGCCACAATCTTGGTTGGACAAACTCAAACAATTCCAAACCAACTTGGATCCAAAAGAATTTCAACCCAAAAAACAAAACGAAAATGACTAAATTCGACAAAGCATTTGAAGAAATAATCGCCATTGAAGGCGGATTGGTGAACGACAAAAACGACCGTGGCGGATTGACCAAATACGGGATTTCCCAAAAAGCATTTCCTAATGTGGACATCCGGAACCTAACATTGCAAGGCGCAAAAAAAATATATTTGGACAATTATTGGAAAACCGGAAAACTTGATTTGGATCAGTACGAAGAAAGGATCGGAATCGAGTTGTTCGACATCGCGGTGAATATGGGTGTCGGAACATCGGCAAGAACACTTCAAAACGCCTTGAACTTGATGAACCGGGACGAAAAGGATTTCCCGAACTTGGAAGTCGACGGCGACGCCGGAAACGCGACGGTCAAGGCATATTCAAAAGTCGACAAAAATATTTTGTTCAAGGTGTTGAACGGACTTCAATTTATGCGTTATGTCGCCATTGTCCAAAAAGACGAAACGCAAGAAGCCTTTTTCAATGGTTGGATGAAGCGGGTTTGATAAAATACATATTTCGTCTAAAATTATATACAATAAATCACCAAAATTATATATCTATGAAAAAATCTATTTTAGCGATCATTTTGATCATTTTGACACTTGGATGTTCCGGTTCGAAAAAAACGTCGGAAATCAAGGAAAAAACAATAAATGAATCGGAATTGGCGGTCAACGTGGAAGAAAAAAAACAATCCGAAATCCAAAGTGACAAAACATCAAAACAGGACGAAAAGAACACCGCCACGGAAACGGTGGTCAAGTACACACCAAAGATCGGGACGGACGGAAAATTTGTTCCCTTCAATTACAAGAACACCAAGGACGGAAAACCGCAAACAATCGAGATCAACGGAAACGGCGAAGTGTTGATCAGGACGATCCAAAACGAATTGATCAAGTCGTCGGAAGAAACAAAAAAAGACATCGAAAGACTGGAAACAAAATATTTGGCGCAAATAAAACAGGGTCAAAAAGAATTGTTGGAAAAAGAATCCGAGATCGTGGAAACAAAACGATCGGTTTTAAAATTGTGGATCGTCTTGATAGTGGTTTCCTTGTTGTTTTTGGTTTCGATTTATTTCCACATAACACGCACCGGAATTCCATTTTTGAATAAATAATTTTATATTTGCCAAAGATTTTTCCACGAAATCTTCACGAAAAGTTTGTTTGTTAGAACGCCACCCGAAACGGTGGCGTTTTCTTTTTTACATAAATAAATTTTAAAATGTTTGCACAATACATTTTTAAATGTATATTTGCATCAACAAACAAATCAAAAAATGGAAAAACAAACCCTTTTCAACGACTTGATCCGGACGGGAAACCAACTTGAAATCGAATTTTGGTTTTTGTGTTCCCTTGAAAAAGACGGCTTTTTTTTGGTCGTGCAACTGGAAAACGACGAAATAGGGATTCAATTTTTCAATTCATTAAACTAAAAAAAAAGAGTTATGGCGACACTTACTTTGAAACAAATGGAATTGGCGAAAGGATTGGTCGGCGAAGGCTACCAATTGAAGGAATTCAACACCGACAACGTGTTGAAATTAAAGAAGGACAAAACAACAATTTATATTTACCCACCTAAAAAAAAGAAATGATGGAACAACAAGTTCAAGAAAAAAAGTACATTATCGACGTTGATCAAGTTATCGAAGCGTACAACAAGGAAAATCCGGAATTAATGCCGTTGAGCCGAAAAATATTGGCGGAAATCCTAAACGTGAACCCGCAAGTTTTTACGGACTGGAAAGGCGGAAAAACCCCAAAATGGGTGATCATCATTTTCAAGTTGATGGATCTTGGAAAATGCGATGTGAACAAATTCATAATTGAACAAAAAAATGAATAAAGATCAAAAACCGCAAGTCGTTTCGTTCAAAGAATTGATCGAGCGTCAAGAAACAAAAGACAAGTTCAAAGAAATGTTGGGCGACAACGCGATGTCATTTTTATATTCCGCGTTGCAAGTTGTCCAAAAGGATTTCGAGTTGTCGAAAGCGGATCCACAATCCATCTTGAATTCAGTTTCCGCCATTGCGTCGATGAACTTATTGATCGATCCTTCGTTTGGACAAGCGTTCATCGGAACATACAAGGTGAAAGAAGGATTAATTTGGAAGACTTTGGCGCAAGTTCAAATCGGTTACAAAGGATTGGTCGAACTGGGACACCGTTCGAACCAGTTTCGCGGGTTAAATTCGGGCGACGTAAGACAGGGCGAATATTTGGGAACGGATAGGATGACCGGCGAAGTCAAGTTGGATTCAAGTTTGGATCAGGACGAACGGAAAAAACTTCCGATCATCGGATATATTGCATATTTCAAGTTGACCAACGGGTTCGAAAAGTCGTTGTATATGACCATCAAGGAAATGAACGAACACGGTCGAAAATGGTCAAAGAATTTTACCGACAAAAACAACGGTTGGCAAAAAGACTTCGACGGAATGGGAAAAAAAACCGTGTTGAAATTGTTGTTGGACAAATACGCGCCAAAGTCCACGGAAATGAAAAAGGCGATCCGATTCGACCAAGCGATCATCGACGATATGGACGGAAACAATTTGAACTATGCGGACAATCCGAACAACGCCCCGAAATTGACTTTGGAAGAAAGCAACCGATTAATTGTCCAAAAAAGGACTTTGGATTTCATCGCCAACGCAAAGACGATGAATCAACTTGAAAGTTGTTTCGAAGCCTTGATCGACGACGAAACAAAAAACGCATACGAAGAAAAAATGAAAATAGTCACTAAAAAACTAACCAAATAAAAAACAAGACAATGAGCAAAGACATTTATTTCAGATCATCCGCATCCGGGAAAGTAATGACCAACGGTCAAGGAACCGTCATCACCGAAATCCAGTTGGGAAAAATAAAGGATTACGAAACGCGTTTGAGGGAAGGCGGAAAAATAACGCCCAACCAGTTGGACGAATTGAAGACTTTGAAGGCAAAAAGGGACGCGCCGTTCCAGTTGTCCGACACCGCAAAACAAGCCGTTGAAGATGTTTGGTTGTTCAAGGAAAAAGGATATTTCAAACAAATAAAATCGAAGTACTTGGACAAAGGATTGTTCGGTGAAGACGTCGGAATGTCGTTGTTGACGGAAATCGACGGTCGTTATTACAAGAAAAACACCGAAAGGATCTACAAAGACAACCGAACCGGCGAATGGGACAACAAATTCACGTTGAACGGGAAAAAGATCATTCAGGACGTCAAATGTTCGTGGGATTCCAAGACGTTCAAGAACGCGGATATGGATTCGGACTATGTTTGGCAGGGTCGCGATTATATGGATTTGGGCGACGCCGACGAATTTTGGTTGCGATATTGTTTGATCGATTGTCCGCCACACATCGTCGCGAAGGAAAAAGACAGGTTGTGGAATGAATATTATTCCAACACGATGACGGATTCGGAAGCGCAAGTCTTGGAAGAAAGAATGAAACCGTTGTTCGCGCAAATCGACTTGAATTTGGTTTATTCCAACAATGAAGCATACACCAAGGAAGAAAGGGTGAAGACGTTCAAGATCACCCGCGACGACTTGATCCACAAACAATATTTGGATCGAATTCCGCATTGTCTTGATTACTACAAAACCATAAAATTAAACGATGGTCTTTTTTAGCAACCTGAAAAAGAAAAGCCGGGAACAAGAAGTTGAAGTCAAGATCAATTCGATTTTGACTTCCATTTCCGGCGACGTGAACAATTTCACGCATCAAGAACAAGTGGCGATCCTTGTCGGCACTTTGGAAAAATACAAGGAAAGAAAATCAAAAGAAAGGGACGAAGCGTTGGGATTTGCCAACGACATCGATCAATCGTTGGAAAAACTAATATTTCAAAAAGTATGATTCAAAAAGTATTGGGACAATCGTCGTTTTGGATTGTCAACAAATCAATTGCAAGATACACGGGAATTGAATCCGCCGTCTTGTTGGCGGATCTTATCGACAAACAAGGTTATTTCGAAACCCGGAACGAACTGGATCCGGAAGGTTATTTTTACAACACGGCGGACAACATCGAGGTTTCGACGTCCTTGACTTATCATTGTCAAAAAAAGTGTCTTAACGTGTTGAAGGACATCGGATTTGTGGAAACAAAGTTGAAAGGAATCCCGGCAAAACTACATTTCAAGGTTGTCGAAAACAAGATTTTGAATTTTTTAAATACTGGAAGTGAAGAAATTCAAAAACAAGAACCAAAGGAAGTCGAAACAAAGAATAATTCATTAAATAATAATAAAAATGATAATAAAATTTTAGAGTTATTCGAACACCAAACCGTTCCATTGTTGTCAAAGGACGTTTTAAAAATGTTGAACGAAAAGAAGCCGTCCAAAATACCATTCGAGCCAACGAAATCAAATTTGTCGGCGATAGAATCAAGAATAAAAGAAAAATTCAAGTTGGAAGACTTCAAAAAAGTGATCGACCACAAAGTCGACGAATGGAAGGACGATCCGAAAATGAAAAAATACATTCGCCCGGAAACGTTGTTCGGTTCAAAATTCAACGGATATTTAGTCCAAGCACACGAAACAAAATCGGATGGATCCGGAAATTTCCAGTTCAACCCAACATCAAAAGCGGAATTATTATGATCAAAAAAGCGTTCAACAATTTCGTTCAGGAAGCGGAATTGTTCTTTGTCAAAAAGTTCATCACCAGTCAAACAATAGAAAACGAATATTCGGATTGTTTGGACATCATTTTTGACATCACCAAGACAAAAGATTCGACAAAAGGAATTATCGCATTCAATCAAAAATACGGTCAAGGAAAGTCGTTTTTCTTTGACGTTGTAAACCACCGGAACCGACGATTGAAAGGTCGCGATTTGTACAAAAGAACCACGGCGAAGGAATTGGCGCAAATATACACAAGCGCGTCCAAGGGCGAAGATCCACAAGTCAACTTGGACGAATTCATCAAGGTGAAAACATTGTTCATTGACGACATTGGCGACGAAGGCGAATCCAAGACTTTCAACCATTTTTCCAACAAATTGAACGTCGTGAGATATGTTCTTTTGAAGCGTTACGAAATGTGGGAAAAGAAGGGTTGGCGAACTTTCGGGACGACGAATTTGACTTTGGAACAAATCGCGTCCAATTACGACGGACGTGTCGCCGACCGCTTGATGCAAATGACCTATTGGAAGGAATTCAAGTTCTTGAAGGATGGATCCTTCCGTCAAGTTGGCGAAACAAGAAAGTTGACGCAAGCCGAAATCGCGGAAAACTGGAAAAAATTCGAGGTTCCGGAACAACCGGTCAAAATAGATTTGGAACAATACTTCAACGAATTGATCCACGAAGGCGATGGATATTTCATCGAAAAAGACATTTCGTTTTGGACGTTCGTGAAAAATTATTTGGTCGAAAAAGGATTGTTGTCCGACAAGGATTTCGAGGTGATCGACGACGAAGCGATCGAAAACGCAAGGACTTTCACAAGATACGAAGTCCGGGAAACAAAAAAACAAACCTATCGCCACGCGGGATCGGAAATCCGTTCATTGCACATTGGCGAAGCATTGTCTAAAATCACGCAACACGACGTCTTGAATGTGGCGCAAAACAAGATCGCAAAACAAAAGTTTATGGAGTTGCGGGAATCAAAACACAAATTCTTATGAAAGCAAAAAACACGATCGTCACCATTGATCCGGGATCGGGTGGCGGAATTGCCGTTTTTTCCAATGGAAGGATCCACGCCGTCGCGATGCCTTCCGACGTCAACGAAATGAATGAATATTTGAAATACCTAAATTCGACCTACGACGACATTTTTGTTTTCATCGAAAAAGTGCAAGCGTTCGCCAACGATGACGACGCGCCGGGAAAGAAATTCGCGATCAACAAAATGTTGGCAAATTATCAACAAATATTGACCGTCGTGAAGTTGACTGGATTCCGGTTCGTGGAAGTTTATCCCGTTTCGTGGCAAACGACGTTAGGTTTGAAAATGCCTAAAACGAAAGGCGTCCCGGAAGAAACCAAGACACAAAGAAAAAACCGGTACAAAGATTATGCACAAAATTGTTTTCCGGAACTGAAAGTCAATTTGAAGACTTCCGACGCCTTGTGTTTGGTTCAATTCGCCTTGGTCAAGATCCAAAACGACATCGGTTGGATCCGGGAAAGAATCCAAAATGAACAAAAATCCCGTTTGTTGTAATTGAAATAAATCAAAAAATGTTTGCGTAATACATTTTTAAATGTATATTTGCATCAACAAACAAATCAAAAAAATGGAAAAAGTATTGATTAACATCGAAAAAAACATTGAAAAATTGAAAGAACACGCGTCTATGTTAGAATTAAAAATAGAGGCAAGGGAAGAAAAATTCAATGATCGTTCCGAAAAATGGCAAGAATCGGAAAAAGGCGAAACGTTTCAGGAAGAAACGGAAAAATTACAGGAACGTTTTGACGAACTGACCGACAAAATCGAAACCCTTGAATTCACCATTCAGGAAATAAGGGAGTTGTAAAAATAAATCGTGGAAAATTTATCAAACAAACAAAAATATGAACACAACAATCAAACAAAACGATCCTTTTCGCGTGTTGTCAACGGCAACCGGATTAAATGGGCGCGACCTTGAAGACAAAATCATTTGGGTATTAGTTCACGAACAATTGATCGAACAACATTATTTCGACTATGGAAAGACGATCCAAGAAATATTGGATTTGAACGGTTGGGAAATAAAAGATTTCATCGAATTAATATTTCCCGGAAACACGAACAAGGAAATTCCGGAATTGTTAAAGTCGATTTATGTTTGGGGCGACGGATCCGAACACCATTGTCCGGAATGCGGTTGTGAAATGGATCCAATTGAAGACGGATCCGGGGCGTGTACTTGGACGGACTGGAAGTGTGAAAACCCAAATTGCGACCACCAAGAAACCAACGAACCGGATTGGGACACGATGCCGGGCGGAATAGATCAAGATAATCAATAATTTAATGGAAGCAATAGAAGCGTTCAACGCAATGATGGAAGACAAGCGTGTTTCAGTTTTAGAAAAAAGTATTTTAAAGGATTTGAAAAGACATTTTCCGTTCGAATTAAATTCATTTAAAATTGATAGTATTGAAAAATTTGGTGTTGTTATTACTGCCGACTTTGACTGTAAATTTTTAGTAAAATTTGATAAAATAAAATTGATTTAATATGGGAAATTTAACAAAAAGATATATTGCGACCGTGACGTTTTATTGTTACGGTGAAGACGCCGAAAAAGCGTTCAAAGATGCTGAAAAAACGGTCGAAAAGATCAAGGCGAAGGAAGACAACGAAGCGGAAATAGAACAATTCCATTTTAACGATTTCGGGTCGATGAAACCGGTCGCCTTGGACATTGTCAAACTTAAATCCGAAAAGTGATGGTGACGGACTTCGAAGATCAAACACACGAATTGACCGACTACGAATTGAACGTATTGGTTCCAAGGATGGTTGCGGGATTTCGTTCCCGTGTTGGGTGCAAAAAGGCGATCACGTCGACCAAGGCAATGAAGCAAATGAAGGAATCCGGATTGAAAATTGATCCGGCGCGTTTTCGAAAAGTGGTCAACTACATCCGGACGAATGGACTTGTCTTCAACTTAGTCGCCACCGGGAAAGGGTATCACGTCGCGGAAAACGAATTGGAATGTCGTCGTTTTATGGAATCATTGAAACAAAGAATCAATTCGATCACGATGGTTTACGATGCGATGGAATCGCAATTGCAAAAAACATTAAACCATAAAAAATAAAAATGGATTTTTTGACCGAAAACCGGGAAAAGATAATTGAAGACATTAAAAAAGAAATGTCGACAAGGAACGTCAAAATTGATTTGGCGAAACAAATGACATTGTTCAAGGAACATTTTTCCAAAAACGGGAACTATTATTCCGCATTGAATTATGTTGTTTTTCATTCGGTGATCAATTTCGGGAAATTTAAAATAAATAATTAATTTAATACTTTAAAAATGGAAAATGAAGAAAAGCCGAAAGGCAAGGGAAGGACGGATCGAAAACCGCACGACGTACAACGTCGCCGAACGATAGAATATCAAGAATTCGACTTGATAAAATTCAAGATCACCAAAGACGGCGTGGACGTCACCCACCACGAATCCGGCGACGATCCGGGCGGGAACACCAAGACGGGCGAATCGCAACCACATCCGGACTTGAAAAAGAAAATGGACGAATTGAAATTGTATATGGCGACGCGTCTTGGATTGTTGCAAGGATGGGACTTTTCCCGTGAAAACCTGAAAGGCGATTTGGAGTTATTGAAAATTGCGTTGGACGGACACAAAGAAACGTTGGGTCGTTGCAACGTCAACGGATTGACTTTTATGGGTGAAGGTGAAACCTATGGCGTTTCGATCACCGGATCTTTGGCAGTTCCAAATGGCGGTTCGTTTGGATTGGCAGTTCCGAAAATCACGTTTGGATCCGACAAGTTGGGATATGAACAAGAAGTTCAGGAAATTTGCGAGCAAATAAAATCGGAAGTGTACCAATATCGATTCCAGTCCAAAAAATTACAATTGGATGTCAACACGGAAATCGAAAAAGTGGAAAACCCTGATTTGTTCGTCATCCCGGAATTATTGGGTGAAGGAAAATCAAAACTTGATCCGGCAACCCAAAAGAAGTTGAAAGGGAAAAAACCTTTGTTCAAGGATCAGGACGTCGAAACGATCGAAGAAATTGAAACCAAGGACGGCGAACCGGAATTGATCTAATAAACTTAATCCGGGGCGAAAGTCCCGGTTTTTAATTATGAAACCAAAAACACACAAGATTTGCGCCAATCCCGATTGCGACAACGAATTCAAGTTGTACAAGACAACCGACAAATTTTGTTCGCCGGAATGTCAAAGGAAATGCACGGATCCAAAACCCAAAAAAGTGATCGACTGGAACGCGATTAAACCGCGAAAACCGATCAACAAGGTTTCCAAGAAACAAGCCGTGATCCTTGCCAAATATTCCGTTTTAAGGATCCAATTTTTGTCGCGCCCGGAAAACAAATTTTGTTTCATCAAGGGTTGCGGAAAATTGGCGACCACAGTTGAACACCGAAAGGGACGGAAAGGATTTGCGGACGATTGGGCGAAGGAAAACAACGTCCCATTGACGATCGACGAAAGATGGTTCGCGCCTTGTTGCCACGAACACAACTTGGAGTTGGAAAACAACCCGGAATTGTCCAAGGAATATCAATTGAGTAAATTACACCAAGGCGGAAAATAATGGCAAAACAAAAAGAAATAGTTTCGCCACTTGACGGGAAGGACGTGGAATTGGTTTCCACGAAAGGCGATGTCGCATATTTGAAAATAATGGAATACACGGAAGCCGTTTCGGTGTTGTCCGGGAAACACGCAACAATCAAAAAAAAGCCGGGTTGGATTTACAAAATTTACCAAATCGGAAATTCACAATTTAAGAACATTAAAAAACTGTAATATGTCAACCTATCAAAAAATAATAATAGTGGGAAATTTGGGCGGTGATCCGGTTGTCCGACGTTTTGACAACGGCGGGATCGTCGCGCAATTTTCAGTCGCCACAACGGAACATTGGACGGACAAGACCACCAACGAAAAAAAATCGTTGACCGAATGGCACAATGTCGTCGTCCGTGGAAAACAAGCGGAATTGTGTGAAAAGTACTTGAAGAAAGGCGACAAAGTTTGCATCGACGGAAAGATGCGGACGCGAAAATGGACGGACACCAACAATGTCGAAAGATACGTCACGGAATTGAACGCGGAAAACCTGACTTTTATGACGCCGAAATCGACAACGTCCAGTCCGCCAAACACCGGAAGCGCGGTCGACGACTACGAAGCAAAGCAAAAAGCCACGACGGAAAACGCAAACCAAGAAGAACCGGACGATTTACCGTTTTAGCAATCAAAACAAAAACACCCACTTTGCGTCGGGTGTTTTTTTATGAAAATAAATTAAAAAATGTTTGGTGAATACATTTTTAAATGTATATTTGCATCAACAAACAAACAAACAATCACAAAAATGGAAGCTAAAACCAACAAAGCGCAAGAAACAAGGGATCGTCAAAACTTCGAATACATCAATTCAGATTTAAGACGAAAACTATTGGATTTTGAAAACGAATATTTGAATTCGACCGTTGCTTTTCAATTCAAATTAAGAAACAACAAGATCAAACAACTTGAAAAATTGATCGCGAATTTCCCGACACGCATTGTCAACCGTGCCAACAAGTTCGACACTGTTGAAAGATACCAACGCGGAATCGACTTGTTGAAACGCGAATTGGAATTGGACGCCACGATCACTTTGAAAACGATCGTCAACGCCAAAAAATCATTCGACGAAAAAGTGGATCGTTTGGTTCGCACCTTGGTTCAAGAAGGATTCGGACACGCGCACTACAAAGTCGAATTGATCAAGGATCGCGGTTCAAAACTGGAATTCATCATTTCAAAAAGCGACAAAACGGTTCACGCCCGTTTGATTTGGGTTGACGGCGTGTTGGTTGAACCACATTTCCGATTCATCACCACCACAAGAAAAACCAATTAAGAAACCAAAAGACACCCGGAAACGGGTGTCATACTAAAACTTTAAATCGTGGAAAATTTAAACCAAGACTATTATTTAAAAGCCTATTCATTCACCGTCGAATGGGTTAAAAAGCAATTCAAACCGTTCACGTCGGAAGACCTTAAACCGGCGATGTTTGAAGCGTTGGGAATTCCGGAAGAACAAAGGATCATTGGGTCGATTGTTCGGGAAATCCACAAACTTGGATTGATAAAACGCCACGGTTTCGGGATATACAAGGCAAGACAGGGACACGGAAAGCCGGTGTCGATATGGATTTCCAAGGAATATTCGTTGACACAACAAAAAAACCGTCTTCCTAAAGATCAATTAAACCTATTCAATTAACCAAAAAAACCAAAGCAATGTCACAAAAAAACATTTCAATCAGTTGGGACGAAATCAAGAAAACCCAAACATTTATGGAGTTGTCGCCAATGGTTCAAAAAACCATATTGAACCGGACGATCGTCAAACACATCGAACACGGCGTCAACGTTTCGATCAACACCGGGTTCGAAAACTGGCAAAAACAAACCGCCTTCAATTACACCAACCAAAAGATCGTGAAAGAATTATTCACTTTAAAATCGGAAAAAAATGAACTATAATCAATCCCGCCAAAAATACAAAGGATATGTCGTCAAATTAATTTTCAAGACTTTCAACGGTGGCGGTTTTCAGATAATAAAAGATTTTGACGTGAAGGAATTCATATTGAGGGAACAATATTTCAATTTTATTTTGCCAGCCGACGCGTTGAAAAAAGCAAAAAATTATATTGACGGTTTCCAAGACAAGTTGGAAGAAAAGACGGAAAGAATCTTGAATGAATATAAAACCAAGGTGTTGAAAAAACCGAAAAACTTTCCCGCCGACATCGTTGATTTAGTGAACAACAATTTTATAAAAAAAGAGCAAATGAAACTATTGAAACCATTGATTTTTTTCGACTTGGAAACAACCGGGACGAACATTTCAACCGACAAGATCGTCCAAATCGCGATCGTCAAAACGAACGTGGACGGATCCACGGAAGAAAAAACAAGATTGGTCAATCCGGGAATTCCGATTCCGAAAGAAGCCACGGACGTCCACGGGATCACGGACGAAATGGTGAAGGACGCGCCGACGTTCCCGCAAATCGCCAAAGCATTGAAAGCAACGTTTGAAGGTTGCGACATCGCCGGTTACAATTCGGACACTTTCGACGTTCCGTTGTTGATTCAGGAATTCGCCCGGATAAATGTTGAATTTCCGGATTGGGAAGTGTTTTTCATCGACGTCCTGACAATCGAAAGAAAAGTGAATTCCCACAAGTTGGGCGAAACGTTCAAAAGATACACCGGCGAATCATTGGAAGGGGCGCACGACGCATTGGCGGACACACAAGCCACGAAAACCGTTTTCCAATACCAATTCACGAAACTATACGAGATATTCGCGGAACACGAAGATTTTGACGGCGGATTCACGCCAAAGATGGTTGACGAATTTTGTCAGGGCGACCAAAAGCGTTTCGACTATGCCGGTAAAACCTACATCAAAGACGAAATCGTGTTTTGGGCGTTCGGGAAATGCAAGGATCAACCAGTCTTGGACGATCGCGGTTATTTGAATTGGGTGTTGAATCAAGATTTCCCGATCGAAACAAAAAACAAGTTGAAAAACTTAATAATCGCCAACAATGACAAGGCTTGAAAAAATAAAGTGGTTAAGTTTGATCAATTACATTAGACTATTCACGAAGGCAAAAACGGAAAGGATAACCGCTTTATCCAAATTAAAAAATGAATTACCTAAATATTTAAAATCAACAAAAAATGAAACCAAGAAAACAAACAACAACGCAAGCAAAAGTGGAAAAATTTGACTTGATGAAAGTGGACAACAACCAGTTGATCCACGTCAACGAATGGGAACAAAAATTGAAAAAATTGGTCAAGGAAAACCCGTTCGTCGAGATAGTGGACAAAGAATCGTATAATTTGGCAAAGTCAAGAAAAGCGGTTTTGAAAAACGCAAGATTGGAACTTCGCACCACCGGGAAAAAGGAAAGTCAGGAATCTATTTTGATGACCAAGATCAACGGAATAAAAAGTTTCGTGAAAGACGCGATTGACAAATTGGTCGCCATTCCCACAACCCCGGAAGACTTACAACAAGATGAAATCGATCGATATGACCTTATTTTGCAAGCCGAAAAAGACGAAGCCGACCGACTTGAAGGAATTCGCACGGATGCCATAAAAACCGAAATCGAAAGGGTTAAAGGAGTTTTGCAAGAAACGATCGACGGATCCAGTTTCGCAACCTTGGTCGACGATGAATTGGCGTTCCGATTATTGACGACAAGCGTTTTCGACTTTCAGGAATTCGATTTCCTTTTTGATGAAATGATCGTGGAAATGACCAAAAAAATGGAAGACAACGTCAAGTTGATCACGGACGCGGAATCGACAAGAATCGAAAATTTGTCCAAGGAAATCGAATCCAAGTTGAACCAAATGATCGTGGACGGACAACAACTTGTTGACGAAATAGACGGAACCATCGACGAAAAATTGTTGAAACAAATGACGTCCGGGATCTTTCAAACATTGATCGGTTGCGACGTGGAATTCGACCAAGCGTCTATCGAAAAAATGGAAGCGGAAAAACAAAAAGTGTTGACCAAGATTTCGGAAAAAATATCTTTGATCAAACAACAAGAAGTCACCGAACAACGCGAAAGGATCATCGAAGTCCGCGAAGGATTGTTGGACATCGTTTTCGGGATCACCGTGGACAATATGGCGGAAAACACGAACTACATAAAAGAATCATTGGATCAGGAAGTTTTGCCGGAACTTGAAGCCGAATTCCTGAAAATGAAAACAAGGGTCGAAACGTCGTTAACCCAAAAATTGGAAGCGTTGGCGGACGAAATCACCAAGGCGGAACAAGCGGAAGAAATTAGGATGCAAAGCGTTATGGAATCAAGAACGAAAATCATTTTGGGATTGGGAATGGTTGAAGTCGAATCGGAAGACACGGGAACGGAATGGACTGGATTCGGGTTGACAATCACCGACGAAAGATTGTATCAGGAAGACGACATCGAAACGATCGTCGACGAAATCAACGAAGCGAAATTGGAATTGGAAGTCGAAGCAAAGGCGGAAGAAACATTGAAAGAAAGAATCAAGAAAATTGAATCGATTGGACTTGTTGGTGACACCGGTGAAAATCAATGGGACGGTTTTGGATGTTCCGTGATTGTTGACCAATTGAAAATGGTTGACGACGAACAAATGGACGAATTGGTGGTTTATTTGGAAAACGCCAAAAAAGCCGACAAGGAAGAAAATGAGCGTCAAGAATTGTTGATGAAAGACAAAACAGTATTGGAACTTTTCATCCTTGAAATACAAAACGAATTCATCCAGTTCGACACGGAATTGTTTGAAAATGCGGAAATGAAAGGCTATTTTGAAGGATTGAAAAAAGATTTCATCGCATATTCGGAAGAAAAAATCAACAACATAAACAAGTTTTAAGATGGCGGAAAAAGACAAATTCACAAGGACTTGGATCACGGAAAACGCGATCAAGATTGTTTCACGATATGAACCCGGAATGTTGACGTTGCGTGGACTTCATTATCAATTGGTCGCGATAGGGATGACCAATACCGTCCAACATTACAAACGCGTAATTTCGGCGATGATCAAGGCAAGATGGGACGGCGACGTCGACTTCGAAGCCTTTTCGGATAACGATCGCGAAATGATCGGTTCCACTAAATACGAAGAAACGATCTTGGATGACGAAATCGAATCCGGAAAAACGCAAGTCGGGTTGTGGATGAAAAACTATCAAAAAAACCGTTGGGAAAATCAACGATATTATATTGAAGTTTTCATCGAAAAAAAGGCGTTGCAAGGTGTGTTCGGAAAGCCGTGCAAGGAAAACGACGTCGCGTTGGGAGCGTGCAAGGGTTATCCTTCTTTGACTTTCTTGAACGACACCGGAAAACGATTCAAGGAAGCGAAAGACCAAGGCAAAGTCCCGGTGATCATTTATTTCGGCGACTACGATCCAAGCGGTGAAGACATTCCGCGAAGCATCAAACAAAACCTTTTGGATTTCGGGATCGACGTCGAGATCGACCGGGTCGCATTGATGGAACACCAAGTCATCGAATGGGAATTGCCACCCGCCCCGGCAAAATTGACCGATTCTCGGACGGCAAATTGGGACGGATTGGGACAAGTGGAATTGGACGCCGTCGCCCCGGAAAAGTTGATCGAAATGTGCAACGATGCCATTGAAAAATATTTCGACCGGGACTTGTACGACGAATTGATCGAACAGGAAAACCAAGAAAGAATCGTGTATCAAAAAGAGTTGAAAGACTTTGTCAACAATTTAAAAATCGAATAATATGAACACAAAAAACAATGATCGAAAAAACGTTCTTTTGAACCTGATTGAATTCAGGGTATCAAATTTGATTTTTGCATTGGCGGGAATGTTGATTTTCGCCGTGTTGAAGGATTCGGAATGGGAACAAATATTTTTTGTTTGTTTCGTTGGGATCTTTATGTTGTACAACCTGATCCAAGGATTCTTTTTATTGTCTAAATACCAAGACGAACCAACTTTCGGGGTGTCTTATGAAACGGCAAAAAAAGCGTTGTCCAACAACATCCCGGAAATGATGGAATCCATTAAAAAATCGCAAAAAGACGATGACGGAAAAGTTTAGTCCGTCGACCGAATTCCCGGAAGAATTGAGCCGTTCGCAAAACGGGTTTTCGGTAGATGTCTTGATCTATTCGAAAATAGAACGGATCCACACGATAGGTTGGTACAATTTCAATCTTTTCAAGTGGCATTTTTTAACCAACGAAGACGTCAACAAGGAATTCCATTGGCGATATTTTGAAGACGAAATCGACAAACCAAAAAAGAATAATAACCAAAAAAACAACACAATGGCGAAAGCAAAAACACCCACGGAAATTAAGGACGGAATAACAATCGAAGCGGATTTCATCCGGGAAACAAAAGATTCGTATTACTTGGATTGCGAAGGCGATCCGACTTGGTTCCCGAAATCGCAAGTGATATTCGACCCGGACAAAAAACAAGTTGAAGTCCCTAAATGGTTGATGAAAGAAAAATTCCCGAACGAAAATTTTTAAATGATGGGACAATATTTTTTTTCAGTTTATTGGGCGTTTCAACTGGGATTACTGATCAAGATCGACCGGCAATTCATAAGAATCGAAATCCCTTTTTTGACGATCCTTTTCGGGTTGTCCAAGGATGCCAAAGGATCCAATTTGTTGGATATGTGGAACGCATATTTGGAAAGAAAAAAGAAGATGGAACCACATTGTCACCTTTGCGGAAAGGAAACGGAAATCGACTTTGTTTGCGAAAAATGCGAGGAATTTTATTGCGACGACTGTTCGGCAAATTACAGGTATCATTCGCAAATAGATTATAATTGTTGCAACGAATGTTCAATTCATCATTAAAAACAAAAACTATGTACCCAACCAATTTTGAAGGCGTCAACACGAATTTGACAAAGCCTACCGATATGACGGACGACCAATGTTTCGGACTTCCGGCGGAAAAAGGAATCGACGCGCAAGGATTCCCGTATTTTTTGACCGCGTGGATTCCGAACCACGAAGACATCAAGTCTTTGCAAGCCGGGAAACCTTTGTTCCTGAAAGTCCTTGGACAAACACATCCGCCGGTTGCCTTGTTCACGATAGGCGAAAACGGCGAAGGAAATTTTTAAGTTATGGATTTATTCAATTTAATAATTTCGATACTGGATAAAAACCAAGTTGAGATCGACAATTTCAACAAAGGCGTTTTGGAATCAGATTTTCAAGACGTATCAAAACAAATTTGTGAATCAATAAAATACAGAAAAAAAGAAATGGAAAAAAGAAAACGCCCGTGTCAAGTGGACACGAAAAAATGGATCCCGGCAAGCGAAAGTCCTTCCGGAAAATCGTTCAATCAGGACGTAAAATTCAAAGGGTTGTTCCACGAATGGGGACAAGAAGCCGTGGAAGCCGGCGAACAAGGATTCGGAAATTTTACCGTCGCAATCGTAGAAGACGAATCCGGACAAGTCCATACCGTCAACCCGAACGACATCAAATTTTTGGACAAGTGAAAAAGTGGTTTTTGATTGTTGCCATACTTCAAGTATTTATGGCAACCGCCCAACACACGTTGCATTGGGAAAAGGTTGATCCGCCTTTGTACAAGTACATAAATTTTAGCATTGACCCGAACAAGATTTTCAATTTCAACGAAAATCCAAGAACTCAAACCCAAAACAAAGGAATTGATTTTGACGCCGAAATTGGCGCAAGAACTGGACACGTCGCCGTTTTCATTTATTACGGACGATTTGAAGCGATCAAGTATCAAAATTATGGCGCGGGAGTGGATTACTTTGTCCATTGGTTGCGGGATTCCGGGATCGAATTTTCGGTCGGCGCGACATACGGATCCGTTTTGCGACAATATCAGAAAGACGAAGGATGGGCGAATTATCTTGGATATTCTTTAAGGGCAAAAACAGTATATTGGATCCTTGAAGACGTGGCGGTCGAATTGAAGTTCCAACGGCAACAAAGAAACGACATCGGGATTTGCATTTATGAAGGCACGGTCGGCGTGATAATAAAATTCGATTAATTAAATAACTAATAAATAAATCAAAATCAAAATGGGAAAACCTAAAGGAAAAAGAACGCCGGGAGCGTTTGGAAGTGGAAAACCACAAAATTCATTGCAAGAACAATCGATGAAAAGAACGGAAATTTTGGCGAACAATTTGTTCGAAGCGATCGACAAGACGTCGAAGGAAGTCGAAGGCGACTTGACCGTCGCGGAAATGATCGACGTGTTGTTGCGGATCGGTCACAACTTCAACAAACGGGCGTTGTTGTCGGAATTCGAAAAAGAAGCGATCGTCGTGGATATGCAACCAAAAACGGACGCATAATGACGATAGGGTTTTCAACACATTTCCCGGAAGGAAAAGGAGCCATTTCCGGGAAGCCGACCAATTTTGTTTCGAAGATTTGGAAAAGTATTGGCGAAGACGACTTGGACTTTGACCCAAATGAAGCGATGAATATTTCGTTGGAACTGGACGAACAAACCAGTTTGAAAATAAATGATTTCAAGGCAAAACGCCACACGATCCGCCGGGACGAAAACGAGCGTTGGGAAGCGAAAAAAATGATCCATCCGGTGATCAACAACCGAACGCCGGAACGATTCCAGTTTGCACCAAAAATTAAATGTACCGGTAAGGAAAGAATAATTGTCATTCATCCGGACATCAAGGAAGATCGTTTCAAACCTTTCGTTAATATAGGTGGTGAAGACATTTTCCCGGACGATCCAAGGATGGAACTTTTGGCAATCAACGACGGATTCGATTCCGTGGACGATTTCTTTTGTTGGTTTGACGAATACTTCGAAGGATGGATCATTCATTGGACGGAGTTCCGTTACAACCTTAACAATATAAATGTTAATTTAAAATAAAAATTATGCAATCAGTTGACAGATTTGGGACAATGGGTAATGTCAGTCCATTCCATCAAGAAAAATTGGAAGAAATGATGAAGGATCCAAACATCGACCACGTTGATGTTTTCGAAGGAACACCGGAAGAAATAGAACGCCGGACAAAAATGATCGGGAAAAAATATTCGGTAAAAAAGCGGTTTCAGAAAACCGGATCAAATAAAAATGGCAAAAAGTAGAATAATTTAATACATTTGCAAAAGCCATAATTCAAGAAAAACCCGGAAAAGTGTTGAAAAACATTTAATCCGGGTTTTTTGTATAAATTTGTAGGACATTTAAAAGGGAAAAGAATGGAAAAAGGAAAAATTATCATTATAGGATGCGGAAGGGATTTAATGCACGAAAAAAGTATTTTTGAATTATTGGTGAATCAAAAACAGGATCCAATATTCATCGCGACACCGGCAAGAATTACGGATCCATTGTGGAACCAAAAAACCAAACCGGAAGACTTGGTCAACACAAAAATTGATTGGGAAGAAATAAAGGATCGTCGATTTAATGCGGAAGTCCCAATGAAGGCGATCGAATATGTAAATTTGGTTTACAACGAACCGAAATCAAAAATCCACAAATGAAACGGCAAACAATAAACATTCCGATCTATTACGGTAAATTGACAATGATCCTTGACAATGACTTATCGTCAATTCAAAAAGAATTTGAAACGACTTCACTTGAAGACTTTGGAGCCGTCACCATAAAACACAAAACAGATTATAGACATTACATTGTTGCATTCACAGACGCGCAACATTTAAGCAACGTCGCGCACGAAATCGTTCACATAAAAAACTATATTTATTTAGATTGCGGAATGGAACTTGATCGATACAACGACGAACCGGAAGCGTATTTGACCGGATGGTTGTTCGACGAAATATTTGGATTCTTAAACAAAGAATAAACTAACTTAAAAAAACTGGAAAATGGGAAATTTCATCATTGACACAAGGATCAAGAAATTGGAAAGGATCAAACAAAATTTGTTGACCTTGAAGAAAAACCAACGTGGCGACGAATTGACGCAAGTGAACGGAATGATCGCCCGGTTAAAAAAATGGAATATGGATTTGGAAAAAGAAAAATTCCTAAAGACGCCACGAAACACAATTCAAAACGGCGGAAACTATAAAAGTTACAAAGAATTGACGGAAGCGATCAAGCCGGATCCAAGTGGCGAACCATTCGAGTTTCCAATAAACAAAAAAGATTGCAACCAAGACGAAAACACGGACACTTTTTGCGCTTTAATGCGAAAGATCAAGGAAAAGAAGCAATAAAGGGATTCGAAACGTAAATTGTCGATCAACCGGAAAAAACAAAACCTTTCGATTAATCATTGAAAACCAGTCGGTTAAAAAACAAAAATCGAAGAAAATTTGTAAAATAACGACACATTCTTACGTTATAGAAAAAATCCGGCGACCGTTTTTCTTTCTTTCAAATATTACAAAGGCTTAATTATCAACACATTTTTCACGATTCCATACGGGGTGAAGACGAAAAAAAATAAAAATGGCAAAGAAACCAACATTAAAAAAATTATTAGAATTGGCGGTCACTTATGCGGGTTGTGTGTCCGACATTGCGAAGGCTTGTGGCGTTGCAAGACAAACCGTCCACGACTGGCAACAAAAACACCCGGAATTCAAAGAAGCGATCGCCAACGGGAACGACGTGTTGGTCGATCTTGCGTTGACCGGGTTGAAACACTTGTTGGAACAAAAATCGGAAAGAACGGTTCATTACACATTGGATCGACTGGCAAGGAACAAGGGATTTGGAATGATGTTGCAAGTCACCGACAAATCCAAGTTGGACGAACAATTGGACGCGATGTCGGAAGACGATATTTTAAAAGAAATGGAACGTTCCCGTGAACGCATAAAAAAAGGATAAATGGCGGAACGATCGGAAATCATTAAGGAATACAAACGACAACGAAAGTTGCACGGCGAATTGGCGCGACGAAAGTTGACCCACTTCGCCACTTTTATGAATCCGGACATCGACATTGAATGGTTCCACAAGATCGTTTATGACACTTTGGACGAATGGATCGACGGCAAGAAAAAGAAAGTGGCTATCTTTATGCCACCACAACACGGGAAATCCAATATGTCGTCGATTAACACCCCGGCAAAGATCCTTGGTCGTTTCCCGAAAGCGAAAATCGTGGTTGCGTCCTATTCGGACAAGTTGGCGTCCAAATTCAACCGGGGTTGTCAAGACATTATGGATTCACCGGAATTCAAATCGATTTATCCCGGCGTCATCCTTCCGGCGAAAGGTGTCGAGATTACCAACGAACTTCGAAACAACACCTATTTTGAAACGGTAAAACACAAAGGATTTTTCAAGGCGGTTTCCATTGGCGGATCCTTGACCGGTGATCCAATTGATTTCGGGATCATCGATGACCCGATCAAAGACAGGAAACAAGCCAATTCCAAGACATACCGGGACACCCTTTGGAATTGGTACAATGACGTATTTTCAACACGTCTTCACAATGGATCATCCCAATTAATGTTGTTTACACGTTGGCACGAAGACGATTTGGCGGGACGGTTATTCAATCCAAAGTCGGAATATTATAATGAAGACGAAGCGAAGGAATGGACGATCATTTGTTTTCAAGCCTTGAAGGAAGATAAATTGCCAATCGTGAACGCCTTGGTTTATGATGATCCAAGAAAGATCGACGAAGCGTTGTGGGAATCGAAGCATTCGGCAAAAAAACACCTGAAACAAAAAAGGATCAGTCCAACCACGTTCGCGTCGTTGGGTCAACAAAGACCGTCACCGGCATCCGGGAACAAGATCAAGAAAGAATGGTTCAACGTGATCAAGGAATCCGAATTGCCGTTCAACCCGGCAAACATAAAGAAAGATTTTTGGATTGACGGGGCGTTCACGGACAAGGTCGAAAACGACGAATCCGCGCAAATGTCGTGTTCAATGTATAAAGGGAATCTTTACATTTTCAATTGTCACGGGATCCGGAAGGAACTGGACGAATACTTGACATATATTGTTCCTTGGTTGAAGTCTTCCGGATATAGACCGACATCAAGTGTGTTCATCGAAATGAAGGCGTCCGGTTACGGGTTTTATTCGATGTTGAAGTCGGCGAAATACGGGAACCACAATTGCCGAAAGATCAATTCGAAGGTCGTGGCGGACGGAAAGATGACAAGGGTCGAAGCGTGCCAACCGACATTGGCATCCGGGAAAGTGTTTTTGGTTTCGGGATCGTGGAATGAAGGTTTTATGGATCAATGTGCATCGTTCCCGAACGACACCCACGATGATATGGTCGACGTTTTGGCGTATGCAATACACGAATATTTCATTTATGACGACGACGTCGATGTTTCGTACAATTAAATACTATATTTGCAATGCTCTTTTTTCATTGTTTTATAATTGGTTTTTAGCACTAAACGCACTTTCGAAAGATTGTGCGTTTTTTGTTTGGATATGTCGATAATTTTTATTTTGTGATATATCGAATATTTTTATATAATTTTGTCGAAGACTTCAAAGGGAAAGCGGTCGCATTTTCTTAAAAAATCATTTATTAATTTCTAAATTTATTTACTATGGATTGTAATTGTCCCGAAAGTTCCACATTGATGGAAATCGTTGCGGAAAACTGTGGCGTTGATTTAAAACAGATTCAAAGACTTGGATTCCAAAGAGGTGGCGACGCGTTCGATTCCGCCGGAACACCAACACCATTCGACATTTTATTGTTGTCGTCTTGGCAAGCTAAAATGAGCGCAACCGACGACACGAAAATCGTGGTGACGCCAATCATTGGTGGTGATCCAGTTATCCAAGCCGGTGAAGCGATCACGAATGGCGGTGGCGACAATTCGACATTGAATGGTGTCGAAGAAATTTCAGGGGTGAACCCTTCGCCATTTTCTTGTATGTTCAAATCGTTATCATCAACGGTTGAAAAACAATTGAAAGCATTAATTTGCGAAAAAAACTTGGTTGTTTACTTGTTCTTACAAGGCGGAAGGATCGCGGTCGTGAAAGTAAGCACAACCAAAAAACAAGGATTCCAAATCCAATCGGTTTTTGTTTCCGATCGTAACAACGCCGGGTATGGAACCAAAGACACCGTGTCAATGCGTTTCAGTTTTGCGGAAGGATGGTCAAACGATCTTGAAATCGTGAAACCAAGTTTCAACCCGTTAACGGATCTTTAACGTATTAAAAAAGTAGTTATGAAAAAAACATTGGTAAAGTTAAAAGCCAAAGACGTCAAAGACGCAAAGCCGGTTGAATTCGAAATTAACCAAGCCAACAAATTGTTGAAAGTTCAAAATTCGCAATGGGAATTGGCGGACAAGTTGTTTCAATGGAACGGAACCGAAATCGCAAAAGTTTAAATTTATGACATTGAACGAAACCACGGCGATGGATGTCATCAAGAATCCAAAGTCAAAAAAGGAAATTTTATCGGTAAAGAAACAAGAATCCCAATTGCGGGTTTTCACGGAAGAAATGTCGCAAGACGAATTGAAAAGTGAATCCTATTGGGATGAATTGTTGTCCAAGATGAAGTCAAGATCAAACAAGAAATTTGAAAGGGTTATTGAATTTGCGCGTTATCCATTGCCGGTCGTTCAATTATGCGATTCAATCTTGAATGATTATTTCAAGGTTTTTGAAGGTAAAAACAGGTTTTTTAATATTGAAGGTGATCGCGATGTCGAAACATTAAACCAATGGATTTCAAGAGAAAAACCATCAAGATGGATCGAAAAATTTGCAAAACAAGTTTTCAAGAATAAGCCGAATTCATTTGCGGTTGTAGATCGTGACGAAAGCGGAAACCCTTATTTGGTTTTTGTAGATTCGAACCGGTTGGTTGACGCGGTGTTCAAGGACGACGAAGGAAATTTGGAATATATCGCCTTTATCCATTCACAACAAAAAAAAGACGACGTCATCACGACGTTTTTTTCTGTTTATGATGACGCCACTTATTACGTATTTTCAAAGGATTCAAACGCGGACGCGATTGTCTTGGAAAGTAGTAACGCACACGGGATCGGATATTGTCCCGCAAAATCATTCGTGAAGACCACTTCAAACCAAAAGAACAAATTCAAAAGACGGATCGCGTTTTCGTCCGCTCTTTCCAAGTTGGAAGACTGGACGATATTCGACATATTTCGAAATTATGTCGATCATTACGCGCCTTTCCCGGTAACGGAAGCACCCAAAAGAAAATGTCCAAATCCTGAATGTAATGACGGAAAGGTTTCGGAAGAAATCGTGGACGATCCACGTTCGGGTTCAATGAAGACTATTTGGACGGATTGTTCCGCTTGTGGCGGATCGGACGGCGGTCAACACATTTATCCGGGAACACACATCGGAATCAAGGTTCAATCGGACAAGTCGATCAACGATGGATCCGGGGTGTTTAAAATGATCTTTCCGGATGTCGACAAATTGAAGTATGTTCCGGAAAAACTGGACGACATTGAATTGGAAGTCCGTTTCAAGACCGTAGGTGTGAACAATATAAATTCGGAAGCCATAAACGAACTACAAGTCAAAGGATCTTTCGCGTCAATGGAATCAATATTGTTGCGAACAAAAACGGAATTGGATGAATTATATAAATGGATCGTTTCAACCGTTGGAAAATTAATGTACAAGGACATCGAATTGGATGTCGACGCTAATTTCGGGACGGAATTTTATTTGGTATCGGAAGACGACTTGCAAAAGCGATATAAGATGGCGAAGGATTCCGGGTTTCCAATGGAAGAACTTTTGATGATTTACACCCAATTGATCGAAACTAAATACAAGGGAAACGAAGTCAAGATCGAAAGACAAAAAATGTTGTTGCAACTGGATCCGTTGCCGTTGTATTCTATCACGGAAGCGGTTTCAATGAAAGACAAAAACATCATAGATTCTTTTGATTTGACATTAAAAATCAATTTTTTGAATTTTATTACTAAATTTGAAAGCGAAAACGCACCGATCACGCAATTCGGAACCAACTTGGAACCGTATCAAAGGATCGAAGCAATTAAAAAAACCTTAATTATTTACACAAATGAAAACATTAAAAGTAAGCAATTACCAACAGGCGTTGAAGGAAATTAACGCCCTTGATTCTGAAAAAGCCGGGATCATAAAAGAAGAAATCAATTTCGAAGACCGCAACCATTACCACGTTGCAATGGTGAGAATCACGGATCGTCCCGGACAAGCGAAAAACGATGTTTCGGTGAATGTTCAAATGTTCCACGAATCGGGATTCCAAAAACTGGAAAAGAATTTCCAAATACTTGGTTTCAACAAATTGATCGTCGTTCACGATCCAAACCAAAACCCGGTTGAAGAAACGCAAACCGCGCCACAATCAGGAACAACCGACACGCCACCGGCAATAACCAAGACCCCGGAAGAAATCGAAGCCGAAATCGAAGCCAAAGCCAACGCCAAAGCCGACGAATTGTTCAACGCAAGATTGGCAAAAATGGAAGCCGAAAAAGGAACACAAGGTCAAGGAACGCCACCGGCAACCGACGAAGCCGTGAAATTTGGCGAAACAATCGCCGAAATGAAGGCATTCGCGGAATCGAACAAAATTGATCTTTCCGGATTGAAAAAATCGGAAGACATCAAAACGGCGATCGAAACTTGGTTGGCGGAACAAAAAAACTAAACAAACAAAATCATTATTAATCCATAAAACGGGAAAAAATGGAAGTACAGGAAATTATTGAAGCATTCAAGGCGAATCCAACGTTGATCGAAGGCGTCTTGCCAACGATCGTTGAAACCGAAATTGGAAAAACATTCATCGAAAACAAATCAAAGGTGATTTATGAATCCAAGATTGGCGATGAAGTGAAAAAAATTCACGATATGTATGACAATGACATTTTCGAAAGTCTTGGAGTTCGTGCCGGAACCAAGGACGACGGAAGCAAGGAAAAGACGTATGAGTTTGCAAAAAAATTGTATGGTGAATTGAAGGATTTAAGAGGTCAAAAAGATTCATTGTCCAAGGATGCAAAAGTGAAGGAATTGGAAGACCAAATCGAATTGTTGAAAAAAGAAGGTGGCGGAAAGTTCATCCAAGAAACATTCGAAAAGGCGAAACAAACGTGGGAAACGGAAAAAAAGACCTATCTTGACCAAATCACAAATTCCAAGACGGAAAACGAAACGTTCCAAAAAAGAACGACGATTCAGTCGGCAATACAAAACATCAAGTTGAACCCGGACACCCCGGAATCAATTCGAAAAATGGTTTTGGCAAGCGCGGAAACGGAAATGATCAAGAATTCAAAGTTCGAAGACGGGAAATTGGTTTTCCTTGACGCGGACGGAAAAGTGTCAATCGATTCAAGTTATAAACCAAAAGACGCGTTCCAAGTATTGTCCACGATGGACGCGATCAAAGACATTTCGTTGAAAGACGGAAAAGAAAAAAGCGGTGGTGGTGCGGACAAAACAATCATTGGTTCAATTCAAACAACAACGGTCGAAGGGAAAGACACGAAAACATTAATCCTTCCGGAAGGTATCAAAACCAAAATGGAATTCATCGAAGTCAGCGAAAAAGCGTTGTTGGCGTCCGGAATTTCAAAAAGGGATCCACTTTGGGACGAATTAAAAAACAAGGCATACAAGGAATTGAACATTGGAGCATTACCGGCGCAATAATTAGTTAATTGTTTAATCAAAAAAATTTAAAATTATGAGTTTAATTAAAACTTATTTACAGGACATTCGCGCCAATTACCCTTCGAATCTTGACCGTGACGAATTAAGAATCACCCAAACTGGTTTGTTGACAGCAGTTCAAGAAATGACAACGTCGCCAAATTCGGTTGTTTCACCTGATTTGAGATTGAAAGCCGAAACATCGCAAGGAAGAAACCTTGACGTTGCGGTGATGAAAAAAGGAAACATCACGATCACGAACGTTCGTTCTTGTACAATTGGCGGTGGTCAATCAGAATCCGACTTGGTTCGCGTAGTGTGGAAAACAGTTGTTGCGGACATCTTGATGGTTCCGTCACAATACGAAAAAAATCAAATCGGTTACACGTTTGATTTAGGGAAGAAAATCCGCGAAACCGTGGAAGCCTTCAAAATTGAAATGGAAAACGATTTGGACACCGCGTTCGACGCCAACAAATCGCAAGTTTACGGATCAACAATCGTTGGTACTAAATACACATTGACAGGATCCGCCGTTCGCGTGACACCGGCTTTGTTGGATTTCTTTTTCAACGACTTGGAACCAATCAACTTTGCGGACGATTTCAACGAACCAACGATCCGTGTGATCGCAAATCACGTTGTTATGCCGACCGTGAACAAATTCATCAACCAAGGCGGTGGCAATAGCACCAACACGAATTTCCAGTTTGCCGGAAAGAATTTCACTTTCTCAAACAGAATTTCAAACGGTGTTGGAGTGTTGGCAACTGGTTATTTTATGCCGGATGGATCCGTTGGATTGTTAACCCGTGTCGATGTTGACGCAAGAATGGGACACAAGGCGGGCGACGGAACGGAATGGATGGAAGAAACCTTGCCGGGATTATCATTTCCGGTTGGAATCCAATTCAAGTCCAAATGTGACGATCAATCCGCGTTGGAAACTGCCGGCTTGACACATTTGAAAGCGACATTGGTTGAACACTATCAAATTTCGTTTGATTATGCGATCGTTGTTCCTTACAATTCAGATTTGGCAACAAAACCAAGTTCGATCCGAAAATTCGAGTTTGTTCCGTAACAAGGGACAAGCCAATGACAATTGATCAAACGCCATTTGATTCCGTTTTGGATCGAATGGCGTTTTTTTTATTAATCTAAAACCAATATAAAATGTTTAAATCATCAAAAGTGGTTCCCGCATACAAAAACTTGTTGGGATGGCGACAATATCAAGATTCATCGATCGTCCTTCCGTCAACATTGACGCAAACCGATTCGGGCGAATATTACCAACAAAAACATCCGGTGTTGCAACTGGACATCATTCAATCATTGATCCCGCCGAACCTTACATTGGCGACATATTTAGAAAACACCGTGACGGACGCGTCGAATGAAATTTTTAACGATCTTTTGCAGTATAGACAATTGACCGAATACGGAAAAACCTTGTTGGAACAATCCGTTTTATTGAACCGTTATGGATGGGTGAACGACACGATCACCAACCAAAACCGTTTTGTCGGATTTCAGATCCGGACAAGATCATTGACCGGATTACAAACATTGATCAACGAAATAGGTTTACAATTCACCGGGGCGGAAACTTTCGAACTTTACTTGTTCCATTCGTCCAAGGCGGAACCTTTGGATCATTTCGAAGTCACCACGACCGGGAACGGAAATTTCGATTGGATCAAAAAGGATTTGGAATTGTCGGCGTTTTCATCGCAAGAATACAACGGCGGGGTTTTCATCCTTGGATATTACCAAGAAGACGTCGTGTCAAACGCGATCAATTACACTTCTTTCAACTGGAACAAGGGTGTTTGCGGTGGTTGCAACGATCCACATTTGTCCGTTTGGCGATCCATCCAAAGGAATTTCCATATTTATCCGATCTATGTTCCCGCCGGATCCTTCGTGAAAGGAACAATGTTCGATATGCAAAAAATGATGTTTAGCGAAGACCAGTCGTTCGGGTTGAATTTGAAATTGACCGTCCGTTGCGATCTTTCCGACTTCTTTGTCCAAAACAAATTCGTGTTCAAAAACTTGTTGTCCTTGAAGGTAGTCCACAAGATCTTGAACGATATGAAGTTTAGTCAACAAATAAACGCCGTGGAAGAAAACATCAAAATGATGATCATCCGGGATTTGGAAGGCGACATCGACACGAAATTGACCAACATCCCGACGCAATACCAAAAGGAATTGAAGACCGTGTCGTTCAATATTTCCGGGATCAATTCAAAGTGTCTTGGATGCGTTGACGAAGGTTATTCACCGACATTTGGCGTGATGTAATGGGAATGTTTGACTCACAAAAACGGTTCGTAGGCGAACTGGAAGCCAACTTGATGAAAGAATTGGAACACACGATCCAGTCTTTCGACTTTGTCTTGAAAGATTATGTGATCAACAAACAATTGTTCAGGCAAGGGATCGACGGCGACGGGGTGAAGTTGCCCGGTTACAAAAGAACGACGATCCGGTACAAGATCGCGAAGGGCGACCCGACCGACCGGACTACTTTGAGGGACGACGGTGATTTTTACCGACATATTGAAGTGACGGCGACGCCACAATATTTCGTGGTGAGTTCGGACGTTCCTTATGACGACAAGATCATAAAACGTTACGGAAAAGGGGTTTTGAAGATAACAAACGAAAATATGCGTGAATTTATGGACGCGTATTTCTTGCCAAACCTGAAAGATTATGTTTCCGATAAAATGAAATGACGGCAAAAGACGCGCACGGATCCAAACGGACACCGTGTTTTTGTCGTTTTGCCCGGAAACGTCCTTTTTGTCGTCGATTGGGTTTTGATGGCTTAAAATAGATATAACGCAATAAAAAAAATAAAAATGTCAATAACAAAACTACAAGACAAACCCGTGATCATCGGGTCGCCAATAGAAATTGAATTCGCGGTCAATGAGATCCGCAAGGTATTGTCCGGACTTCCTTGGTTGGATCGTCCGTATTTCATCGCCCAACGTTTCTTTCGAAGGGAAAAAGAAAAGGCGTTTTATTATCCGGAAACCTACGCGCCGGAAGCGTCCGGACTTCGAAACTATAAACGATTAACCCCGGACAACGACTTCAAAGGAATGTGTTTCTTTATGGTTGGAACCAATAAAAACGATTTTCAATCCAGTCAACAAAATTTCTTGACTTATCCGGTTTCGATCATTTTTTCGGTGAACTTGGAGTTGATCGACAAACCAAAGTTGAACCAAGGTTTATTCACGCAAGAATTGATCCGGGATGTTCGTCGATTATTGACCAACACGATGTTGAATCACGAATTCGACTATATATTGAAAGGTGAAACGCGGGATTTGAAAGAATGTTTTCGGGAATTTGTGTTGGATGACATTGAATCATACAATCGCGCGCCAATGCAATGTTTCCGTTTTGAAATGGATGTCAGGATTCAAGAAGATTGCCACGGCGGTTTTGCTTATGCGGGAAGCGGATCGGAAAGCGGTTCCGGCGGTTGTCAATTACCGGTGATCACGCCTTTTGTATTAAACCAGTTTACCAATGCGATGTTTTTCACAAAAGGCGTTGAACTTCAATTGCAAATCGAAGCCACGAACAATCCGACTTTTTATGATTATTATGTTCCTTTTATCACGAATCTTTCCGGGTTTTCATTGAATGCACAAACCGGATTGTTAACGATAAACTACAACGGAAATGATGAAGTGATAATGTTGAACACGATGGTTCAAAATGGTTGTGGAACTTCGAATTTAAGTACTTTTTTACGACCGGTTGACAATGATGTTTCAATATTATCACCACCGATCAACCTTGTCGCCGACGGTTACAATCCGCCCGGATTCGGGGCGTCTTTTATGTTGTCGGCGGAATATTTGCCATATATGGGAACAATTAAGACCGTGGAATATTGGAAAGACGGTGTTTTATATAAAACATTCAAGGACAATTATTTGGGAAATATCCTTGGATTAAATGGCGATTTAATGCAAAATATGATTTATGGTGGGACTTATGAATTCAAAATAAGGGTTTCCAACATCTTGGATGAATATTCGGAATTTAGTAATCCGATAATCGTGACGATTCCGATTCCATAAACAAAACAAGTTTGATTCAAAAAAGTTATTAATTTTACACAAACAAAAAATATAATATTATGATACAATCAATTTTAGTTGTCGCGTGTTTGGTTTACTTTATCGACGCGCTTTTGGTAAAGTGGCACGGATGGGAAAAAATAAAAATTTGGGGTTCGCATTCCGATATTTTATGGGTTTTTGAATTGAGTTTTTGCCGTTTCTGTTTGATGTTTCACATCGGATGGATCTTGACGATCCTTTATGGGTTTATTTTCGGATTCGAATGGACATTGATCCTTGTTCCTTTTGTAGTTTCAGGTTTAACCCGGTTAATCGAAAGACGAAATGATATATAAATTTAAGGGTCACGAAATCGAGATTTACGATTCGATCCAAAACCTTCCGATCCTTCGTTTTCAAAAGTTCAACAAATACCAAATGATCGCGTGCGACATCGGTTGCGACTTTAACGATTATGAATTGCGGACACAAAAGGCGTTGGCATTCCTTCAAAAAAATATGGTTCCGGAAGCGATGCAAGAATTGAAAAATCGAAGACAAGCCGTGTTCAACGCGTTCAACGAATCAAACCCGAATTCAAGATCGTTTGCCGTCTTGGTCAAAAGGATCGACAAACAAAAGTTCGTCGAATACGCGCCAAACGACCTTGACTTGGTGATGCAAAAATTGAACGACATTGGGTTCGATTATGAAACGATGTTTAATCAACTTCGTGAAGTAAAAAAAAAATCGAATTGGAATTGGATGTCTATTATAAAAACTTTTTTCCAAAGAATGCAAACGTCGAAATTTTGGCGTTGCGGGTTCGAAGGTTGAATCTATTGTGTGACGAAATAATCACGGAAAAAGAAGTCGACGTCCCGTTGTACGAAGTTGAAAAAGAGATCTTGGAAAACGACAAACCAAACAAATGGGACGTGTGGTCGGAAAACAATATGGAAAGGATCTTGGAAGTTGATTTCCAAAAATTCGCGTTGAACGTCACGGAATTGACCGGTTCGGATTTACGAAAAATGTCCACTTTCACTTTTTACGCATCGGTTGAATATTTAAAGGAAAAGAATCCAAAAAAGCAAAATTATGAGTGAAAATATAATCTTTCGGTATAGTGAATTTTTCGAAGACGACGGCGGATTCAAAAAAGTGATCGCGGATTTCGACACTTTGGGACTGGAACTTGTCGGAAAGGCGAACAAATACAAAAAGGACGTGAACGAAGCGTTCAACACGATGGATCTTTCCGCCTTGAAAACCTTGGAAGCGCAAATCGAATCGTCCAACGCCCAATTCAAACAATTGGCGTCGGCAAAAAACGAGGTAATCAAGGTTGAAAAGGAATATTCCGCCCAATTGAAAGCCACGTTGCAAAACGAAATATTGTTGGAGCGCGCCAAACAAGCAAAAATCCAAACCGACACCAAGGAAATTCAGGGAATCAAGGAACTTGAAAAGGCGATCCAACAAGAAAACAACACCAAGAAATCCGCGATCGCCTTGACGGAAGCCGAAAGGAAAGCCGGTGAATCCAACGCCCGTTCGATGAAGGTTCAAAAGGGAGCCTATGCGGAATTGTCGGCGGACTTGCGGGCATTGTTCACCGAATCCGCGAACGTGGCGTCGGAAATGTTTGTTTTGGAAAAAGCCGGATTGAAGGCGTCGCCACAATACCAACGTTTGGATAAGATATTTCAAAACCTGAAAGGAAGGACGATCGAGTTGGACGGAGCGATGAAAAAGATCGATTCCACTTTGGGAAGGAATCAAAGAAACGTCGGGAACTACGCGTCCGGATATTCCGGGATCAACAATTCGATCAACCAAATCACAAGGGAACTTCCGGCGTTCACGTTTTCGATGCAAACCGGGATTTTGGCACTATCGAACAACATCCCTATTTTGACGGACGAAATTGGTCGTTTGATCCAAACAAACAAACAATTGGTCGCGGAAGGAAAGCCGGTCAAAAGTGTCCTTTCACAAATTGTTGGCGGGGTTTTGAGCCTTCAAACCGCAATGGGTGCGGGAATTTTGTTGTTGACGTTGTATGGAAAGGAAATCGGGATTTGGGCGCAAAGTTTGTTCGGCGCGTCGGAAGCGATGAAGGAATTGACGCAAAACCAAAAAGACTTTTTGGAAGCCAAATTGACGGGAAGAAAAGACGCCCAATCGGACATTATTGAAATGCGTAAATATTTGGCGGTGGCGAAAGACCGGAAGGTTTCGGACGAAGAAAGAAACATCGCATTGAAGGCATTACGCGACCAATTCCCGTTTTATTTCAAGAACTTGACCGACGCGCAAATATTGGCGGGACAATACGCGGAAGCCGAAAAGGAATTGACCGTGGCGTTGGAAAAAAGAAAAGAGGTCGAGAAAAAAACCGACTTGAACGTCAAGAACAAACAAAAATTGATCGACATTAACACCGAAATCGACTTGCAAAAACAAGTCGTGAAGGACGCACGGATCCGTTCGGTCGAATTATCAAAATCCGTAGCTTTGACGGAACAATATGCGGAATCGATCCAAAAACTTGGAAAAGAAGAAGGCAAGTTGAGTTCATTAAGAAAAGAAGCCGGAAAATTCAGTAAATCAATAATAAAAAACGACAACGACATTTTCAAGTTGAAGAAAGAAACGATCGCGTTGGAGTACAAGGAAGAAAAACAGAAAAAAGACAAGGCGTCAAGGGATCAACAACAAATCAACAATGTCGATTTCCAGTCTTCCGACTTCCAGTTGCGAAAAATGATTTTAGACAACACCATCAAAAGCAACGCGGAAATTTTCGCATCGGACAAATACACATTGGATCAACGTTTGGAAGCGCAAAAATTAATGGTGGCGCAAATGTTGTCACTTGCCGAACTGGAACGACGCGAAGCCTTGCGACTATTATCAAACAAGTATCAGGAAGAAAAGAACGCCACTTTGAAGGATAGCGAAGGGAAAGTCGTTGCGCGGAAGTACACCCAAAACGGATTGTTGGAATTGGAAAAACAATATTTCTTGGATCGAAAAGCCATTCAAGAAACTTTCCGTCAAGCGGAAGTGGACGCCAACAAGAAAGCCGAAAAAGTGATGACATTGGACACTTTGAATTTCCAGTTGCAAAACTTGCAGTACTTGCAAAAAAACCTTTCCGACAAATCCGAAACTTATGTCGCTTATGCCAAAAAAATAAGTGCGATCCAAACACAGATCAACAAGATCATAAGTCAGGAAAAAGGGTTGGAATTGACCGACAAGATCACCGTAAACGAAAACGAGTTGACCCGGATCGAAAAATTCCGTGATCGTATGTTCGGGAAGTTTGACAAGACGGACAACCGTCGAATCACATTGAAGGAACAAAAACAGATCTTGAAAGACATTGAAGCATTCGAAAAAGAAAAGACCGACATTGAATCCGATTATGAAATACAACGCAAGTTGGCGCGATTGAAGTCGATCGATGAAGAAAAAAAATCTTTCGTCGAAAATTCAAACGAGTTCAAACAATTGGAAATCGAAGCGCAAGGAATAAAAAAACAATTGCAAAACGACGAAATAAAACGCCGTTTGGATGCCGAAAAAGAAGCGAATAAATCATCTTTAGAACAATTCAAAGATTTTTTCGACGACTTCAACAAATTGATGGGATTGGTTTTGGATCGATTGATCGAGATCACCCAAAAAAGGATTGACCAAGACAAAGTGTTGTTGGAAAACCAAAAGAAGACGATCGATGTTCAACAAGAAAGGGCGTCGCAAGGACTGGACAACACTTTGGCATACGAACAAAGGGCGTTGGGAAAAAGGGAAGCCGACTTGATCAAACACGAAAAACAGGAACAAAGGTTGCAAAAAATCAAAACGATTTATACTTCTTATGCCGGTTACGCAAACCAAGACCCTTCGACCGCCTTGACAAAAGCGTTGCGGGATTTTGCTTTATTGGAAGCGATCACGGCGTCTTTCGGCGACGGTGGGATCGTGGAAGACAAGTTGCCGTCGGACGGGATATTCCGTGGACAATCACACAAAGGAAACAACCGTGGAATTCCGATATTGGTCGAAGGACGTGAAGGGATTTTCAGTTCCCGCGAAATGGAAAATTTGGGAAAAGAAAACTTTTACAGGATGAAGGACATCGCGTCTTCCGGGAAAGTAGATTCCAACTTTTTCACCGGTCAAAGACAACAATTTGTCCATTCAATTGGAAGACAAACGAAATCGGATCCGGGATTGGTTAACGAAATGCGGGAAGTCAAAAAAGCGATCGAAGGAAAGCCGGTTCAAAACTGGGACGTTGCAAGCGTGGCGGACGGCGTGATGGAATTAGTAGAAACCGTGATCACTAAAAACAAGGTTCAAAGAAATCATTTCACCACCAAAAAAAGAAGATTGTAAAATGGCGGATATTAGACACTATTTAAACGGACAAGATTTCGGCGAACCAAGAAATTGGCAAGATTTGGAAATCACAATTGATTGGTTGAACGCAAAAGAATCCGGCACGATTAACGTGTCGGATTTGAAGTTTGTGGACAAGGCGAACGAATATTTGCAAAAAAGGATTTATGACGGATTGACCGGCGGTGTCGGGATCTTCGAGGGCGATCCATACGAAATCGCGGTTGGCGATCCGGCAAACCCGACATTCGTTTTCGAAGGATTCTTGGATTTCACGCAAGAAATGACGGTTTTGGGCGGTGAAGAAATCATTTGCGCGTTGAAGAAAAAACACGGTGAAGACTGGTTGAACGACGTGGCGGACGGATTTTCAATGGCTTATTTGTACGACCAAGGCGTAATCGTGAACGGTGATTTCATAAAGGTTCCTTATGTGATCAATTATGTCCCGGACGGGATGCAAATCATTGTTTTGTCGATGTCGATTTATATGATGACAAAAGAATTGATCGAGAATGTCGAAAAATTGGCACAAACAATTGCGGACATTGCCAACGCTTCGACGCCGGTCATAGGTGTCGGCGTCGGTTTTGGGGCGGTTGCGGTGACGGCTTGGGATTTGGGTGATTGGGTGATGGTGGCTTTGAAAGCATTGGCGCGTTTGGCTTATATTATAGCGATGACAATCGCTATTGTTAATTTGATAAAGGAAATTTTTGAACAATTATTGCCAAAGAAAAGAAACCACCTCGGAATGTCTTTTCGTCGTATGTACGAAAGATCGTGTCAACACCTTGGATTGGGATTTCATTCGGACATCGCGGAACTGGATTGGGTACACATTCCGAGAAAGGACAAGAAGGGCGGATCCAATGGCGAAAATGGATTTCCTTCCAATAGTGAGCCGATTTACACTTTTGGCGACTTGATCCGGGTGACAAAAGAAATGTTCAACGCGGATTTTCGAATCGTAAACGGGACATTTTATTTCCAAAGAAAAGACAAATTCATTTTTCCTTCGCCCTATCAAATGCCGTCATTTTTCAACGATCAAGAACGGATCTTGGACGGCGTGAAATTCAATACGAACGAAATGGTTTCGAATTACAACATTTATTGGGCGTTGGACATCCAAGACCAAAACACCTTGGACATTGTGGAAGGTCGTGTTTTTCAGGCGATCACAAGTCCGGTCAACACCATAAACAAAGAATTCGTGATGATCAAAAACCTTGCGGAAATCGCGATTCCTTTTTCTTTGGGGCGCGAAAAAACGGATTTGACAACCGTCGAAAAGATCTTGAAGCAATTGGCGAAAGTCGTGGACGGATTGACCGGTATTTTTGGACGCGGAACCAGTTTCGAAGCGCAAATCGAAAACCGGATTGGATCTTTGTTGTTGTCTTCGCATTTCCTTACTTCCGGGAAGGTGGTGAAAATGTCCGGGACAAAATTGGCGAACAACCAACGGGTCGAACTGGACGCAAAGGTTTTGTGGGACAAATTCCATTTCATCAATTCTTTTGCGGAATACCAAGGAATACACAACCAGTTTTTTAGATACGAAAAACAGCCGGTTCCAATGACGATCAAGGATTTTGCGATCTTGATGGAAAACAACAACGCCGTCGATGCAAATGGTCAAGAATATTTCGTCGAAAAAGTGGTTTATAATCCATTCAAGACGACGGCGGAAATCGACTATCGTGTGAGAAAAAAATACACGAACAATTTACAAATTAAAATAGTTTAGTTATGGACTTAAAAATGATATTGGAACAATCGGAGTTGGCAAGAAATGCTATAAATCAAATGAACGAGCAAAACCGTATATTTGAAAACATAATCCAACAATCCTTGATGGGCGCGCCGGACGGCGACAAAAAAAAGATTGACGAAGTTAAAACGTTGATGACAAAAGTCACGTCTTTGGCGAAAGATGGAAAAATAATCGAAGCGCAAAACCTTATAAAACAGTTTCAGGATGCCAGTAAAAATAATCAATAGGAATTACGAAGAAATTTTCACCAACGGGACAACCGATTGGTTGTTGGGAAACGTCGGCGAATGGCAAACTTTGAACCTAAAAGTCGAAGCGTCCGTGGACTATATCGCAACACAGGAACAACCATTGCAAATTGACTACATCAACCGGTCTTTCACCTTGTTAAATGGTAAAAATTGGGGTGATTACGGATTCGACAATGGAATGTCCGTGATATTGAAATATATTTATTCACAAGACACGAACAACGACGGAACTTTTGAAACCGTCACGCCATACGTTCAAACGTACACGATCACGAATGTCTATGGATCCACGATTGAAGTGGCGCAAGCGATCAACGTCCAGTCCTTCGATAGTATTCCGACCAATTTTGGAAACAAGAAAATTTCGGAAGTAAAAATCTATGTCGACAAAATGCCGGAAGGGTTGCGGTTCAAATATTCGCACCTGACAAACGAGAATTTCCAATCCACAAACTTGAATTCATTGATCGACGGGACGATTTCGGAATTCGTCAAACCCAACATATTGAACAACGGGACATTCCAACAAATGGAAGCCGTTGGACTTCAATCGGGAATGTCGATTCGGATGATCGAGGTCAAACCATACGGGAAAAAGAACGGAACGGACAATGTTTATGAATACGACATCAAGGTTCAATATATGATTTCATCATTGTTTGAAGACCTTTCCAATTTCGAAAATATGGAAATGCCTTCATACTTGACCGGCGACGGATCCTTGACCGACAATTTTTCGATCGAATTTTATCCGGAATGGAACAATCCCAACGTAAAAATCAAAAACAATTTGAAGCAAACCGAACGTTTGGGAAACACCGGTTGGTTCGACGAAAATTTCAACCAGTTGTCGAACGATTTTAAGATCGATTCCGTGCAATATTTCGACGTGAACGGAAATCAGGTCGACGCGATGGATTACGCGACGGAAACAAAGGTCAAAATAGTCGTTTCGGGCGTTCCAAACCTGAATTCGCAAACGGAATGCGGTTTCGGGTTCGCGTGGATCCCTTCAAACGAATCCGACTATAAGAACAAGGAAACGCCGTTGTATCGAAATTTGTTCGTGCAATCGGGATCGTTGACCAACGGATTCACGTTGAACACCTTGTTCCCGGCGGTCAATTTCGGGGCGGGAATCGACGGCGCGTCAATGGATTCGTCCACGGTAAAATTCACCGGGATAAACGGAAAAATAGTGATGGAAGCCAATTTCATTCCGAACCCGGCTTTTTTCGCCTTGTTCGACAAGAAGGATCCAAGCGATCGAAATTTCATCCTTTGGGTGTCGGTTGCCGACGGATCATTGGGACGCAATTTTTCCGACCGCGTTTCGTTGTTGGCTGACTTCAATTCCTTGGTGAAAAACATTCCGCCGGCGGGCGAATATCCATATATCGACGCAAAGTTCATCGAACACCCGTTTGACGAAACCAATGTCGGCGAAACGATGTTGGACGGATTGGTTCAGGATGATATTTTGATGCGGATCCCTTTCAGGATCAAGAAAGATAAAACGGTCGTGTTCCAAAAGATCGAATTCGGCGTCGAAGCCTTCAACATCGGTTTGAACGACGATTTCGTCTTGGAAAAATATGAAATCGACTTGACGCAATTTCCAAAGGATTCCGCCGGGACGCAACAATTCGATTTTGACCAATCAAGGGGTTTCAAACTGGAACCCGGAAACAACAAAAATTGGGTGAAGGTGAAACGCGAACCGTTGTTGGACACGGTCGATTTTTACGGATATATGGCATATTTCGCGACAAAGATCCGTTATGAAGATTGGTTGTTGAACCAGTCGACGCCACCCGCTTTTTTCAACGCAAACGCAACCAACAACGGGTTCAACAACGATTGGATCAACTACATCCGGACGAATGGTTGGATCGTGAATTTTTACGCAAAGATCGACGCCGTAGTCAACGGTGATTTGTTGCAGTACAAAAACCAGTTCAAAATGAAGTTCGTGGATTACGACGAAAACCAAAACATCGACACGACACACCAATATTTCAGGGATTCGGATGACACATTGTTAAATGTCGGGACGGATCCGGAAAGCGGAAAACCGTTGGGTGTGATCTTGTCGAACGAACCGACGCGAATCGAAATTTCCTTCGACATATTGGACGACGGGATTTGGGATCTTTCCAAAACCTATGGAGTGACGACCATCGAGATCGACCGGGGCGCGGGACGTATGGAAATGCGACAATTGTCATCGGTTTGGGGTTCGGAAACTGACAATCCTTTGATACCTTTGACGGGTGAAACAAAATTGAAAATGGAAGTCGACGTGACGAACAAGATTTTGAAAACGTCTTGTTTAGTCGACCCCGACTTGTTGCAACCGGGCGCGAAATACAGAATCACCGGACGCGTGGGTTGCAAGGATCAAACCGGCGAAATATTTGATCCGGGACTTTATGAATTCAGATACGAAACGACTTATGAATAATTTAATACACAAATAAAAATGGCGGACAATTTAAAATTGGTTGAAGAAAGGATCGACATCGAGATCGACCCAACCGGCGCGCCGGGATCAATATTGGCGGAAAATCACAACGGTATTGAAAAAGAAATTTTAAGGAAAACCGGAAAATATACCGGGTCGCCGTTCATTGCAAAAAAGGAATCAACTTTGTTTCCTTCCGGGACTTTATCTTGGAACGGAAACGCAATGAATAACGTTTCCGACTTCTTGATCACAACATCCAAATTAACATCGGATTTGACGGATTTCGGAAAGTTGTTGTCTACGATGGCGACCGGTGATTTGATCCAATTCAAGGATTATTCAGGAAGGACGGTTTTTTTAGAATTCCAATCCTATGTGTCGAACATCGACGGATCGATGAATCCGATTTACGAAATCACCGTCAAGGGATTTGCCGACAATTTGAATTATGTTTACCAAGTCAATGAAAGTTCAGTTGCGGTGTTGTCGTTTATAAAAAAAATAGTTGATTTGTCCTTGTTGGTTTCAAAGTTGGAACGATTGACCGTTCCGGTTCCTAACGTGCAAAATGTTATCGAATTAGATGGCGAAAATCATTTTGTTGAGTTTCAAAATAACGGACAAGGATTTTTCGATTATTTTATTTTGGGTACAAATTATATTGGCGGTCAAAATCATCCTTTGCAGTTTAGAAATGCGACCGATTCGCCTATTGTTTTGAAAAATATGATCAATTCAGGAACAAGCATCATTGGCGAAACGCCATTGTTTTTCCCAAATGGATTAAACTTAATTTTGGAGCCACACGAAACCGTTCAATTTTGCTACAACGCCGACAATAATCGATTCGATTATGTTGGCGCAAGTTTTGAAATCGAAATAAGTGACGTCAATGGATTGCAAGATGAATTGGATTTAAAGGCTTCAAAAACTTATGTCGACGGATTGGTTGTTGGATTATTGGATGATCGCGGAAATTACGACGCTTCGACAAACTTGTTTCCTTCAACTGGTGGTTCGGGAACATCGGGCGCAATATTAAAAGGCGATCTTTGGTATATTTCAATTGCGGGAACATTAGGCGGTCAACTGGTAAACATTGGTGATTCGATTCGTGCATTGACCGACGCGCCGGGACAAACTTCCGGAAATTGGGATATATTGGAATCAAATATTGGGTATGTCCCGGAAAATACTGCGAATAAGTCAACCGATATTGAAGCCGATAAAACTTCAAACGTGAAGTTTGCAACCGTAAAATCAATTTATGATTGGGCGGTCGGAAAGTTTCAAAATATTTTGATTCCGGGTACTACGATAAAAAACATCAATGGTCAAAGTTTATTGGGTTCCGGAAATATAGTCACGACTTCCGAAATATCAATTCAAAATAATGCCGGTGTCGAACAATTTAAAATCACGGATAATATAAAATTTGAAAATGTTTCTTTTGACACCGGAAATAAAAAGATTTCGATTGATTCTTTGGCGCCTTTGGCGGTTTATTTGGATGTCGTTAACGGTTCAGATGTTACTGGTGTAATTGAAAACTCAAAAAAGCCTTTCAAAACATTTGAAGCAATGTTAAACGCATTGCCAACCACTACGGGCGAAACTTATAATGTTTATCTAATTGGCGGAACTATACCAATAGTAAGAAGGATTGTTCCAAGAAACCTAACTTTTTATTCAAGGTCAAATGCAACACTTGATTTTTCAGCAATTAAAGAATCCGACGGAACAACCGTTGCGAGTTACGCGTTTACAAACGGAACGATTTGCACTTGGACGTTTACAAACGAAAATATCAGCATTTTAGCAACTAACACCAACGGTTTCCATTTTGAGGGTGCTTTAAGTTCCGGAAATATAATTTTAAAAGGTAGAATGAACACTTTGGAATGGCGTTGCGCAAGTATTAGTTATTTAGCATCATTCAATTTTTCGGGCGGTTCTGATATGTATATCAAAACACTTGTGGTCAATTCAGTTGCCGGTAAATTTATTGGAACTAATGGGGGGAATTCTATTTTGATAAAACTTGAAATTGACACAATGAATGTAACTACATTCAACAATCCGTTTTTTGCTTATTTCAATGGAACTGTAAAGATTAATAATATCGTCAAAACAAATATGGGTGTTACTAACAACTTGACTATATCATCACAAGGATCCGGAAATTTTAATTTAGAAATAGGAAATGCCACATATAACGGAACAATAACGTTTATAACTAAAAGTATAAAATTCAATGATTCCACATTAAATGATTTGTGTTATTTTGGTTTTGCCGGTTATGTTACCGGGAAGATAAATTCAAACAATTACCAAAACGCCGGAACATCCGTTGGCGGATCCTATTTTGATAATTTTATCGGAAAACTTCGTGGAATGTACAATCCCGGCGGATTAACTACATTTAGAAATTGCGACATTCAAGTGAGTGACTTTTTATTGTATCGTGAAGCATCACAAACGCCGGAAGCGGTGTTGTTTTTGGGAAGTTGCACAATAATTCACAACACGTTAACGGAAAATTTAATCCGTGATTATCCTTACGGGAATGAAGGGTTGGCAGTACCTACAACGGTGACAATTAATGGTACTTTAAAAACAAATGCACAATCACTTGGAAATAGAATAAAAACGGTTTACGCATCGGACACCTTCAAAGAAAAATCAAAAGAAGTGGTGATCCGTAGCAAAAAGGATCTAATAAGTAAACCACTTGATAGTTCGGTGACTTATGTGATTGATGGAACGATCACTTTGTTGGCGTCTGAATATATTATTGTACCGGAAACCGGATTGACTTTGACGGGTTATGGTTTTGACGTTTCCAAATTAGTCAAGAATGTAGCTTCGGAAAGTATTTTTTCAAACGCACTTAAAACCGTGGTGGCTTCCATAGGGACAAACGTTCCGGCACTTACCGGACATCCAAAGCAAACGGATGAATATATTGAATTTGATGGTGTTAAGAATGTTTTGTCATTTGCCGGAAATAAAACGGATTTTAGTTTTACACAAGCCGGTGCCGATGTGCCTTTTTCAATAAGGCAAAAAGTAATGTTTTTAAAAACTACCGGAACACAAACATTAATGATCAAATCAAGTGTGTACTATCTAAACAACAACGAATATTTGATATTTTCGGACGCTACTAATTTAACGGTTAGGCTTTTTAATCAAGGCAGTAACTCAAATTACTTGCAAGCGACTTGCGTTTTTAGTAAATCAATAAATATTTGGTATGATTTGGTAGTAACCTATAACGGAACTGGATCCGTAAAAATATACATAAACGGAGTTGATCAAACAGTAACAACCACAACCGTGGGTTCCTATACATATATGATTTATCAATCGTCAAGTGAAACAAAGATTGGAGCGACACTTGATGCGTTAAATAATAATTATTTAAAAGCAAGGGTCAAACAAATGGGAGTTTGGAAAAACTATATGTTAACGCCTTCCGACGTGACGACAATTTATAATTCGGGTTCGGATTTGGAGTTTGCTTCCATAGTCCAAACCGGATTGGTTGCATTTTGGAAATTCAATGAAAAATCCGGATCCGGAAATTTTGTTTCAAATAATATTGAATTCAATAGTGGATTGGGCGATGTTTTTAGAATTGCCGACATTTCCGGATCAAATGCCATTGAATTGAATGACGTCAATTTTGTTTCGTGTGCTTCTTTGGGTGTTATTCGTGGTTATCGTCAATTCACCGGGACAACTTGTGGAATTTACAGTTGTTCGGACGGATTGATGTTGGAAGGTGTTTGGAACGGTTTCAAATTAGTTAACACAAACGCATTTAGTTTTGGAGCATCAGGAACGTTAATAAAAAAAGGCTTAACCACTTTGTTTTCGAATAGGTTGTATTTGGATGTTAATTTAAGTTTGCCGACCGGGGCGAAAATTTGCGATTTTGACGAATCAAATTTTTCATCCAATAAATTATTGCAAATTGTCAATTGTTTGGTAAAAGTGAACGGGGTGATCGACCCAACAACCACAACGGCAACATTTCCGAATATCAGTCCTTTTTCATTAAAGAGTTATTTTACAAACAACATCGGAGTAAAAAACAGTT